CGGTGGGGAGCTGGAGACGGTGCGCGCGCGTCTCCAGGGCGATGATGAACCGCTCTTCCAGGAGTGGATCAACTACCTGGGGGCCGGGAGCGGGTATACGACGACCGGACTCCTCGCGCAGTCGGCGCCGACCTGTGGGACCGACGGCAACTACTACGGACAGGACGCCGGGCAACTGGCGATGGCGTTCGCGGATCTGTATGTCCTGAATCCGGAGCACGCCTCGTGGGCGAGTGCGGGCGTGACGTGGCCGACGCTCATCAACACGCAGGCGAAGATCGCGACCATTGCCAACTGCATCTGGCGGTACTCGACGCGGATTCGGACGGGCGGCAGTTGGCCGTCGGCCTCGGCCACCGACACGCTGTACGACAAGACGCTGGGGATTACGACCGCGAACCGGGATACGCGGGGAGATGGGCCAACGCCACACTGTTGGACGGACTGGCCGGCGAGTGTCTACCACTGGGCACCGTACGTGTTTCAGCGGTTGAGCGGGACGTTCTCGGCGGCCGACCTGACGGAGATGGACGCGATCCTCACGCACATGGTGACGACGGGGATCGCGGATCTGGCGGGGGCGGCGTCGGACTACCCGACGATCACGGCTGAAAGCGGGTGGAACAACCGCAGCACCTGTTACTGGCGGTTCCTGACGGTGCCGGGGCTGGTGGCGCTCCTCGACACGGGCATTCTGACGAGTGCGCAGGAAGACGACCTGAATACGGTCCTGACGAAGTTCTACAACCGCACCAAATTGGAGTACGGGACGGCCTATTACCGGAGTGGGCGTCCGGGCGTGCATGAGAGTTCGGGGTCTGGCTACGACCGCGACAACATGATCGCGGCTACGCGGCTGAAGCTGTGGACGCGGCCGACCAGTGGCTACAGCGACATGGTGCCGAACGCGTGGCTACAGCGATACGTTGAGGAGAAGGCCAAGCAGATTCTGCCTGGGCAGTGGGACCGTGGCACGACGACGTTGCGCGCCTATGCGGCGCGGTACGGCATTCTGTCGGACGGCCACGAGCACCTCGCGGAAGCCCCGGAATCCCTGGTGCTCGTGCTCGCGGCGCTCAAGCGGTTGGGGTACACCACCGAAGCGGGACAATGGCTGTGGCTGATGGAGCAGTTCGGCGTGAACTTCTCCACAATCGGTGGGTGTCAGGTGCCGACGGCCGTCTATGGGACGTCCAATCCGGAGTATTTCGTGGCCTGGCATTGGCTGATTGTGATGGGGTCGATGTGCGGGATCACCTCGACGCCAATCACGAGTTGGACGACGAACATCGGGCCGATGGGATACGGTGTCTGGAACAACTACCTGTCCTCGCCCTCGCATGCGGCGGCCTCCAGCGCGTTGACAGCGACCCAGGTGCAGGCGGGGTACTCGGATGTCCGGTACTACGGCCATCAGAGCAATGACAAGTGGCTCCTGTCGATCTGGACGCATGGCGGGTACCTTGTGATTCCGCAGATCGGTCACGGGAAGTCGGGATTCGGCACCGATTCCACCGGCGGTGTTCGCGGGAATACGCGGGCGATGTTGTGGCAGGACGGTGTCGGAGGGCAGTTGTCCACGACGAATGGGGGCGCGCACCCCGATCTGGCGAACCTCTCCAATGCCTCGACGGACTTCCAACGGATTTCGATCCGTTACGGGAACGATCTCGACAACGCGAACGGCGGGTATCTCGGGTCGCATCTGACGCAGTACGGGACGGGCATCATCACGACGTGGCAGGAAGAGTTGGTGGTGCGGTTGGACGATGGGCTCATCGCGCAGTTCCACCGGGTGACACCGGCGGATCCCACCAATGACGTGGTGGCCCTCCAGTATGTCCTGCCGGTCTTTCCTGACTTTGATTCGTGCTCGGAGACGAAGTTGGGCATTGGGGTCTGGCGCTGTGCCGGCACGACCAATGGCCGCGTACGGGTCGTGAACGATTCGGGGGCAGTCTTTACCGCCACCGACAACGACAAGAGCCAGACGTGGAGTGACGCGCGGGTCAACAGTCTGATCCATATCCTGTCCGCGGATGCGTTTGATCTCTACTACTTCGGATACGACAACGATTACGAGATTGGGGCACTCCGGAACAAGACCGAGATTCAACTGCTGGGGCGGACGGCGACGCAGTGGGGGCGGAATGTCCGCAGTTGGCGACGCGGACAGTCGTGCGCGTACACCAGCGGATCGAGTAACCGGGTCTATCTCAACTGCGTACTGGACGAGGTCACGCAGGTGTCGCGCGCGGTGACGGATGCCGATCTGCCGGACACGCTGGTGGGGAATGGGTTCGTCCAGTCCTTGGGCGGCACGCCAGGATTCCGGACGATCAGTAGTGTGGATCGGACGACAACGCCGAAGAGCGTGATCATCAGTGGGGCGGCGGTGGACTGGCCGATAGGAACGCCGCGGCATTACGACCTGTTGGATGACGGGACGAGTCAGAACGAGTTGGCGTTCGACGTGGACGGCGATTCCAATGGGGACCACGTCCGGCGGATCATGGGGGCTGGGCAACTGGTCGCCGTTCCGCCTGGGGCGAACCCGACGCGCACGGAGTTCTGGACGCTCTTCCAACTCGGGGGGATTGACAGCCCGCCGACCGCCGCGACCGTGACGCAGTTCACGGAGGCGGACGTCAACTGCCTCCTCTCGGTGGACGGAACGACCCGCCGGGCGTTCTGTGCGTCCAAGGCCCACCCGTCGGCGACAGATTCGACCACGTGGATGGCGAGCACGGATGCCGCGGTGCCGACCGTGGGGGCGTTCGAGATCGACTGGCTGAATCTCCGGCCGGGATCGGCCTGGGACGTGTCGTGCGCGGTCGAGGGTGGGACGGCGTCTCGGTTGACACTGAGCAACAGCGGCGGATCGTTTGTCGTGAATAGCAGCGGGCGGTTGACAGTGGCGGTCGGAGCCTCGTGTGCGTCAGTGACGACGCCATGAGGGTAGCGGGGTAGGAGATGGCAGCGACGTGTTGCTGGTGCGGGACGGCGTTGGGCCGATGGAAGACCGGGGGGACCGTGCGCCCCTGGATGTGCCCGACGCCTGCCTGTACGACGCAGCAACTGGAGTGGTCAGTTGTCCAGACGAAGAAAGGCCAGTCGGGGGGGATGCCGATCTATGTGCCGACCCCCCGACAGGTCGAGTGGCATCGGGCGGTGTACGAGCGGTCCACAACCCGCCTGCTCGTGGGCGGGGCGGCGGGTCCCGGCAAGAGCAAGTGGCTCCGCGAGGTGCTGTATCGGCTGGCGGTGGAGGTGCCGGGGTTCCACGGGTTGCTTCTGCGGCGCACGCACAAGGACCTCGACCAGTCGCACCTGCGGTTCGTGCCGTTCGAGGTGCAGCAGCGGGGCGGCGTCTGGCTGGTCAGTGACCGGATTGTCAAGTTTCCGCACAAGGGGCAGCCGGACAGCGTGATCCGGATGGGCCACCTTGAGGATGCCGGGGCGCTCCAGAACTACCTGTCCTCCGAGTACGACGTGATTGCCCCCGACGAACTGGTGACGTTCGACCGCGACGAGATGCTGGAGCTCTTCTCGCGGGCGCGCTCCTCGAATCCTGTCCTGCATCGGCTGCGCGGTGGTCATCGGTACTGGGATACGAACGAGGATGGCGAACTCGAGGAGATGGAGACGGATGGGTCGCTGGTCGTGACGGCGACGAACCCCGGCGGTCGTGGGGCCCGGTGGATCAAGGACTTCTTCATTGATCGGGTCCCGGACCCGCAAGAGCACCCGAACTACAAACCGGAGTTCTGGGCGTTCCACGGGGCGCGGCTCCGTGACAACCCGTACATCTCACGCGGGTACGTGTCGACGCTGAAGGATCTGGGCGAGGCGCGCAGGCGACAGTTGCTTGATGGCGACTGGGACGTGTTCGACGGGATGTTCTTCGATTTCCGGCCGACACGAGACGGGCGGCCGTGGCACGTCCAGGATCTGGAGCTGGTCGGATGAGAGCGCGGGACCTCGTCGTCAAGTGCGGTCTGGACTGGGGCGGATCCGGGCCCTCGAGCCAGCCGGGGTGTGTGGTCTGGGGGGCGGCGTTGCCGGATGCGCGCGTGCATCTGTTCGACGAGTTCAAGATGCTGCGGTTGTCGATCAAGGAGGCATCGGAACAGATTCGCGAGCGGTGTCTGAGCACCTGGAAGCTCGGGCAGATGCCGCCGATCTACTGCGACCCGGCGCTCCGGATCAAGACCGGCCAGATTGGCGAGGACTACATCCAGACGTTCGCGCGGCACCGGGTGATCCTGACGCCGGTCAGCAACAACCGGCTGGCCGGCTGGCAGCGGGTCCATGAGGCGTTGCGCGAGATGCCGGGGGTGCGTGAACCGTGGCTGACGATTCATCCGCGGTGCAAGTATCTGATCCGGACGTTTCCGGCCATGATTCAGGATCGCCACAATCCCGAGGACCTGGATACGGACAGTGACGATCACGGCATTGACGCGGCACGCTATTTGCTTATGGGCGGGTTGCGCGCGGGGTCGAAGGCGATGATTCGTACGGGAGACGTGCCGGGATCGTGGGGCGCGTTCAAGCGCATGATGAGACGGACCGCATGACCATGGACCCGCAGATTCCCGCCACGCTCCCGCCGACCGACCCGCCGACGAAGGCGCCGGTCACGAGCGGAATGCCGCAGCCCGCGTTGCCGCTGACTGACGATCAGATGACGATCTTCAAGAAGGAGATCGACCGCGCGCGGCAACTCCGCGAGGAGAAGATCAGTGAGTGGCAGGTTGAGGAGAATCTGAAGCGATACGCGCCGGCGATGAGGAATGACCCCGGCGTCAACGTCGGGGTGGACTTCCGGGATGTGGAGCGGAAGGGGGCGGCGCTCTTCTACGACACGCCGAGTGTGACGGTCCTGCCGGGGCCCGAAGGGCATGCGCAGGCAGCGGTCCTCCATCAGGAGGTGCTGAACGGCCTGCTTGGTGCCCAGAAGATGAACGCCAAGGCCACCGCGCTCAAGGCGATCAAGAACTGCCTGGTGACGATCCAGCCGGCGTTCACGGTCATCGGCTACAGCCCGACGACGGTCGAGGTGGTGGACCCGGTGACGCAAATGCCGATGCCCGTCACGGTCCACGATGAGGTGTTCTGGTCGTACTTCTCCTCGCAGGCCGGGCTGCTGCCAGTGGATTTCCGGGATACCGACTACGACAAGAGCCCGTGGATCGGCCAGGAGTGGAAGAAACCGATTTCCCAAGTGCGTCGGGAATACGGGTTCCCGGCCGATTGGCAGCCGGCCGCGGGGTCCGACCGACGTGTGACCTTCGGGGAGCACAAGGACCCCGCGGGGTCGGGCGATCCGCCGGTCGGGGGTGTCACGATCTGGTACTACGCCAGCCGTTTCGACGAGACGGTGACGCACCCGGAGTTGATTCGCGTGCTGGTGTTCGTCGATGGGTATGACGAGCAGCCGGTCAAGCATGAGAACGTGCCGTGGCAGACGTTGGATGCGACGGGACGCCTGACGCCGGAGTCCGTGCGCGGGTATCCGATCCATCCGCTGACGCTGCGGGACTTCCCGGAC